CTACAATGAAGTATATGATAAGTTTCAAAAGCTATTCTTCCATTTCCTGGTTACAGGGGAGACATATTCACACAAAGGTGTGAGAAGAGATGAAGTATTTTACGAGGTAGTTAATCCATTAGATATAGACTATGACAAGGATCCTGACATTGATTTTGTTGAAGATGCCGACTGGGCCATCATCAGAAAGTATTCTCATGCATCTACCATTATTGACATATTTGGGGAATATCTATCCGATGAGCAGGTTCTTGAGTTAGAATCTCCAACACATACATCAGCAGAAGCTTACCTTTTATATAGAGCAGAGGCTAGTGGGGCAGATGATAACATCTATCGTAACAGATTAATTGAGATAATAACAGTTTACTGGAAGAGTAGAAAACGTATTGGATTTGTTACTTACGACGACCCTAATACAGGAAATACCGAGATGATTGATGTAGAAGAGGGATACAAAATGCCTCAGGAACTCAAAGATCTCGGAGCTAAGATGGAATGGGAGTGGGTTAACGAAGTATGGGAGGGAACTAGAATCGATAGAAGATTCTTTGTTAACATCCGTCCATACAAAAACCAACGTAGTAGCTTAGATAATCCTTCCAGATGTAAACTTCCAATCAATGGAAGAAAATACTCAGACATTAACTCTCAGAGTATTTCTTTGGTAAGCTTAGGAATAGCTTATCAGCTCAATTACAATATTTACAAATACCGTCTTGAACTAGCTATTGCACGAAGCAAAGACATCATTGCTCAGTTCGACATTAACATGATCCCTAAAAACTGGGACATGGATAAGTTCATGTATTTTGTAGAGGGTACAGGTATTGCTTGGGTAGACTACAATAAAGAAGGAATTCAGTTGTCTCCTCAGCATCAGTCAGTATTGGACATGTCTATTAAGACAATATCTCAATACTTAACCTTGCTCGAATCAATTATGGTCGAATGGGAGAAGGTGAGTGGAGTGACTAGACAGAGACAGGGCCAAATGAGTTCTTATGAAGGAAAAGCTACGTCTCAACAAAGCATTGTGCAGTCTTCTCACATTACAGAGGATATCTTTAGAAAATTTGCTCACTTTGAAAGGAGAGAACTCCAAGGACTTTTGGATTATTCAAAAGAGGCTTGGCTCAACGGGAAGAAGGCTATGTACGTAATGCCTGATGGCAATATGGATAGCATTGATGTAGAGCCAGTAACCCACATGGAGGCAGAGTACGGAATATTTGTTTCTGATGCAGGTAAAGATGCAGAAAAGAAACAAAAACTTGAAGGTCTTGCTCAAGCAGCTGTTCAGAATGGCATGCCAATGTCAACAGTTGTATCTATCTTTGAAAGTGATAGCTTCTCTCAAATTAAAGACAAAATTAAGCAAGCTGAAAAGCAAGCAGATGAATTGAGAAAAGCTCAGGAGCAGGCACAGCAACAACAGCAACAAGCAGAATTGCAGCTTCAACAACAGCAATTACAGCAAGCAGCTCTTGACAAAGAAAAAGACAGACAGGTTCAGATTGAAACTGCATTGATTTCAGCTGAATCAAGTGATAAGTCATCTAACAATAACCTTGAAAAGATGATGCAAGATTTTCAAATTAAACAACAACAACTAGCTCTTAAAGAGAAAGAACTCGATATGAAAGCTAGTCAAAATCTCGGAGAATGAGCTATATAGAAAAAATGAAGTCATCTAAAAAAGATTCTATACCAGGATTGGTTGTAGAATTAATGGATGCAGCACTTAAATTCCACGTGCTTCACTTAACCATCACAGGCCCAGGCTCGTTTGCAGCTCACAAGGCTCTTAACGAATTGTATGATGCACTCCCTGGACATGCAGATACTATTGCAGAAGGATATCAAGGAGCAACTGGGGAAATCCCAAAGTATCCTGCAGATATGCCTCCAAGTGTATGTGCCCCAGTGATGAAAACTGTTAAAGAAGCTATTAGCTACATCGAGGAGTTACATATGAAGATATGCAGAATACAAGATACATGTGAATTCTCAGAGATAGTAAATGACTTAGATACTATTAAGTCTACTCTTAACTCTACTAAGTATAAACTTAAGTTCTTGTCTTAATGGATAACTCTACTAGAAGAGAACTATTAAATAAAGCAAAAGCTTCTGGGTATCCTGGTGATATCCTAGAGGCTTTTTCTGCTTACGACCAAGGACAGGATATAATTCAACAATATGTTGATCAGCAACAACAAGCTGCTATGCAGCCCCCAATGCAAGTTGCTGAAACTCCAGAAGAGCAAGAGCAAGGACTTAGACCTGCTCATGAGGCTGGACAAACTGACCAATCTATGGCCTTCCCTAACGTACAGCCTGGGCAGAGCTTTAATACGGTAGGGATGAAAGTTCCTATCAATATAGATAAGGTAGACAATAATGGTAATCTAGTAGAGTCATTTAAAGCAGTTCCTCCTGGGATACAAAATCTCCCAACTGGTCCTTATGAGGGAACAGTAATTGAAACTCCTGCTAGAATGCAGATGGGAGGATCGTATTTAACTAACCAAGAAATATCAATGTACGAATGGAATACAGGGAGACCTGAAGAGTCCAGAAAAAGGTACATTAAAGGGGGATTAAAGAACAGAGTGCTATACAATAAAGCTAAGTATAAAAGATAAATTTATACTTTTTAACTATAAGTAAACCAATACCTTTGTAAATATGGCAACCAAAGAACAAAAATTGAACATTGCAGACATCACCTTCGACGATTTTATTGGTGATGGTCTAAACACTCTTGATCAACAAGAGACAAACATTAAAGACGAACTTGAAAATGAAGAAGAACCAGAAGAAGACGATGAATCAGACGATTCAGAATCCCAGCCCTCAGGCAAACGGAATAGAGGAGAAGATGACGATGAAGATGACGAAGGACTCCAATCCAATAAGTATGCTAGAGAAGACCAAGAAGATGATGAAGACTTTGAAGACGAAGATTCAGAAGAGTCTGGGTCTGTAGCAGAATCTATTGCAAAGGCACTAGGTTATGATATTGAGAATGATTATGCCGATACTGAGGAAGGTCTGGTAGAATTTACCAAAGACATTGCTCAGAATATTGCAGAAGATCAGCTTAATGAATTATTTCAGCAGTTCCCACTAGTACAAAAGCATCTTGACTTTGTACTTGCAGGTGGAGACTCTGAGAAGTTCTTCCAAGCTTATAATCCAAATATGGATTATTCTCAATATGAGATTGATCAGAATGATAGTAGAACTCAAAAAGCATTCGTATCTGAATACTTTAAAAGTAAAGGACACGATGAAGAGTTCATTAAAGATATGCTTGAAGACTATGAGGACTCTGGCAAACTCTACGATAAAGCAATAGTTGCCCAAAAACAATTGGCTACTATTCAGTCTAGAGAAAGAGAACAAATAGTAGAGCAACAGAAACGTGAAAGGGAGGAACAGGAAAGACAGCAAGAAGAATTCTGGGAGAATGTAGCTGCTACAATTGACCAAGGAAAAGAGTTTGCTGGTATCCGAATCCCTGAAAAAGAAAAAGCTAAGTTCTTTGATTATATTTCCGCACCTGTAGATAAATCAGGCAGAACACGTAGAGATATGGATTATTCTAATTCAGAACTCGATGTTAAACTGGCTATTGACTACTTGATGTACAAAGGAATGAATCTTCAAGATATCATTACTACTAAGGCTAAAACGCAAAGTGTATTGAACTTGAGAGATAAAATCCAACGTAACGAAGAGAGAGTTAAGAACTACGGAAAGGTAGAAAAGAACAGAACTAAGAAATTTGATCCAGACCAACTGGATATGAAGAGGCTGTTTGAATAAGACTCAAACAACAATTAACTTTTAAAATTATAGAATCATGTCATTAATGCAAGTACTTAAGACGTACTATAACGACTCGCAGATGACCGACAGTAACTCGTTGGCAAATGCACTTATGGAACGTCCCGCGGAGCTTTCTCCGATCATCACTCACTTGGCAGGCCGTGAAGAAAAGAAATTCCCACTCTCCTTCTTGACTGAAGGTGTAGGTAATACTCGTTCTATCGACCGTTTCGAGTATGAGTATCGTGTTAAAACTCACGAAATTAATGTTCGTCCTGTTGTAGCTGCTACAGGTACGGGTGCTGGTGGAGCTGTCTTCACTATTACCTTCCCTGATAAGTGGTTCATTTTCCCTTACACCTTGGTATCTCAGTCTGGTGTTCTCGCTCGTATCATGACCGAGCCAGTTGCTGATGGTTCAGGTTGGAGATACACTTTGAAGTTGGTTTCTCCTGATGCTGCAGCTTTGTCTGCTGCTGCAGGTGGTGACTTGGCTGCTGGTTCTCTTTGGGGTATGTTGTATGCTAACGTGGGTATTGACTTCTCACGTGGTAATGCATCTAACTGGACTGCTCCAGGTCTTGTTCGTTCTAAGATTGGTACTGTACGTAAGTCTTACCACTTCTCTGGAAATGCTAAAGACTATGTAGCTCAGTTCGAATTGCCTTTGAAAGAAGGTTCTAAGACTAAGTTGTGGATGGATTACGAAGAGTACCGTCACATGCTTAAGTTCAAAGAAGAATGTGAAATGTACTACTGGTATGGCCAAAAAACTCACGATGCAACTGGTACTTCTACCATGCTCGATGAGAACGGTCAACCTGTAATCTCTGGTCCTGGTTTGCTTGAGCAGATCATCAACAAAGACACTTACTCTACTCTTACTCAAGCTAAACTTGAAGAGACTATCGGGGATTTGTTCTATGGTATGACTGATGCTACTGACAAGCAAGTTACTCTCTATACTGGTATTGGTGGTGCTCGTGAATTCGACCGTGCCCTCAAGACTTACTATGGTGGTAACCAGTTCTTGCAGACTACTCAACCTTACTTCATTACTGGTTCTGGTCGTAACCTTGGTATCACTGGTTACTTTACTAGCTACCAACACGTTGATGGTCACCACATTAATGTAGTTAAGTCTCCTTTGTTTGATCACGGTCCTGTGGCACAAGCTTCTAAGAAGCACCCAGCATCTGGTCTTCCACTTGAGTCTTATCGTATGGTGTTCGTTGACCAATCAACTTATGATGGTGAGAACAACCTGCAAATGGTAAACAAAAAAGGCCGTGAACTTCTTCGCTGGTGTGTAGCAGGTTCTGTGGTTCCAAAAGGATTCACTGAAACTGACACCCGTGCTAGTGATATAGACGGTGCATCTGTTCACATGCTGAAGACCGCTGGTATCTTGCTTCGTCGTTTTGATACTAGTTTGGACATGCAGTGTGTTGCATCGTAATTTGTGTTTGGTTTGCAATAAAAAGGGGGGTAACCACTCCCCCCTTTTTTTAAAATATATAAAACCTTGGGTTATTCTTTCCCCAAGCTTAACTAATAAAAAGAACTAATTATGGAACGTAAAATTATTATTAGACGTAAAGAGGTTCTGAACCACCTTCCAAAGGAAATCAGAGCTGGAGCAAAAGTTAAACTCGGATCTATGTTTGTAGATCGTCTCCCACTCAAAGGAGTTGATGGAGAAGAAGAGGAGAAACTGTTGAAAAATTTTATTGATGTACCAGCTGGTCACCAAGAATGGCCTTCTAAATCAAAAGACTTCTGGGCTACACTTAGCCTTAAAGTTCCTTTTGAAGGGGTAGAACTTGAGATCGGTACTTATGATGATGGTAATCCAGTTAATACAATGGATTATATTTATTATAAGTGGTGCTTAAAGCACAGACATGTTGCAATGTCTGAAGAGGAGATGAAGACTGACGGAAACAAAAGATTTTATATCTATGATCCACAGAAAGATCTTCTTAAAAGAAATGCTAAAGTACAGGTTAAGAAAGATGCTGACAAAGAGTTTATTAAACTCACTGGCAACATCGAGAAGATGAAAATGCTTTTGAGAGTTCTTGCTGAGAGTGATCCAGAAAGACTTTCAGACATGGAAATCGAAAACACCTTGTACGATTATAAAGGAAACAACCCAGAGAAATTCTTGAAATACTGCATGGATGAAAACCTAGAAATCCAGTCAGAAATTGAAGAAATGGTTGCAAAAGATATTCTCCGTCGAATTGGTAATCAGGTGATTTTCCAAGACGAGACAATCGGGGAAGATATAAAAGATGCAATTGTTTACTTTAAAAACAAGAAGAACTCTGGTCAAGTAAATACAATGAGAGCAAGGCTCAAAGAAGTATCATAATAAATG